CAGAGATCTCAGCGGACGCCAGCACAGGTGCCTTCATGAATATCTACACTGGGCTATCCAGTGTGGCCCGCCAACAGACCATCGCTTGGGACCGTTACAGAGATCTTCACGATCTCTTCTACAACAATGGGTCTATCTACGATCCATACGGTAACGTTGTCCTTCAAGGGCAGATCCTGTTGATGTACGATCGGGGTAACTACTTGGGCACTTTCCGTACATTCGAGGTAGAGGAAACGGACGACAGTCCTTTCGCATTCCACCTGAATTGGACCTTCAAAGTCGAAAAGACTCTGCTCGCCATGACATCTCAAATAGGGACAGGTCGCGCTCCAGCCTTTCAAAAGCAGAACACTCTTGCAGGAACGGGGACAAATGGCTGACCCTAGTATCGGGCAACAAGTCGAGGGTAACGCGGACTACAATCCTCCTGGGACCTACACGTTTAGCCCCATCTCGTTCCTAACCTACTACAACGACCTGACCATCGCGCCAGACCCGTTGGCCGATCAATTCATCCCTATCTCTGCGGTGGCGCAGCGGGGTCGCAATCCAAAGGTGTTCGCCGTCGGTGTGATCCCACCCGCGGCCCATCTTTCGGGTAATTTGCTGGATCGCAGCGCCAACTTCACCCCTACTGATTCGAGTGAGTGGAACGTTCCTCCCACAGAAGCGGTAGCGGCTCCCAGCATCCCTCCGACAGTAAGTGCTCTCTCGGCGAGGACTCTGAAAGGCTTGACTCCGGCAGCACAATCGGCCGCATTGGCCTTGCTGCAGGCGGCGGCCGCGAATGGCATCCAACTAGAGATAGTGAACGGCCTGCGAGATTCAAATACTCAAGCCGCCCTTTTCGCACAAGGAAGGACGGCCCCTGGCCCGATTGTAACGTACGCTAAGCCTGGATCCAGTTTGCACGAAAAGGGGATGGCGTTCGATGTTGCGGTCAACAAGAATGGGAAGCCGACGTGGCCAAACGACCCTGCTCTTTGGCAACAGATCGGCGCCTTGGGTGAATCGATTGGGATGACCTGGGGAGGCCGATTCCCACAGTTGAATCCTGGACCACCGGCTCAACCAGCAGATTTGGACCACTTCCAAATCTCCAAGAATTTTGCCGAAATTCAGTCGGCAGTGGTGAATGACACCAATGCAGCCAACTGGCAGCAGCAGGGCAGCGCCAACGCTCAAAACTCCAGGCAGCAGCAACAGAAGCTGGCGGACACCCCTCTGACGGCAGATGAAGCAGGCAAGGCTCTTTTGAATGCCCAACGGGCACAGTACTTAGCCGTCAAGCTGGCCATGGATGCGATGGCTAACGCCCCGCCTCTGCGTATGATGGTCAACCCCAAGCAGTTCAGCGTCAAAGGCGAGAAAATCGTTTCTGACGGCAACTGGGGCCGTAACGGACCCATTGTCGAGCATTGGGGGAACAACCAGGACAAGATTTCGGCATCAGGATCTGTCACGGGTTTCTACGCAGTAGACATCAACAATGCGGGCGGTCCTGGCTTGTCCCGTATGGCGAGGAACTACTCTCAGAACTGGCAGAATTTTCAGAGCCTGTATCTATTCTACAAGAACAATGGTGGGCTGTACACGAAGGACTTCACTTCTTCGGACAACTCAATGAACCTCACCATGTTGGGCTCGGTCTACATCTACTACGATAGCATCCTGTACTTGGGCTCTTTCGATACTTTCAGCATATCTGAGTCCGATACAGCGCCTTTTTCTGTCGACTACAGCTACGATTTTACTGTTCGAGCGGCATTCCTGCTCGACCAGCCCAGCACACTAAATTATGGCGTCACACCTCCTGTGAACGCACAAGCAACTCTGCCTACAGTCAGCACGGCTGATACGTTGGGCGGTTCGTCAGGACCTTTCTAAATGGCAAGAGGACCTTTTCAAGGTAACTACCAACCAGGTGTACGCCCAACGGTAGTTACGGCACCCGATGCCCTCGTGTATATCAACGGGGAATCGGACATCCTTGCTTGCCAATCCTGTCGGCGTCGCTTTGATTGGAATCGTTACATTACAAGCGTAACGGTCGATCTGAATGTCGATAGCTGCCCTGGATCTGCCAGTATCAACTTGTCGATTCCTAGGCACTCGGTGGACGAGTTCTACTACGACGGAAATCCCCTCATTACGTCGATGATGGAGATCGAAATCTACTCGAAAGGGTATTACCTCGTTGAAGGCCTGCCGCAGTACTATCCAATTTTTTGGGGGCTTGTCACAGAGGTGACGGACGGATACTCCAACGGTGAACACACCCTATCCATCAATTGTGCGGATATCCTGAAGTGGTGGGAAATTTGCATGATGAACATCAACCCGGCTTTTACCCAGACAGCGGGTACAGCTGGGCGCTCCATCTTTGGCAACGTATTTTACGGAACCAATCCGTATGATGTCATTTGGACCCTCGCTCAACAGTCGTTCGGCGATGTGATTGTGGGGAGCGGTTCGCTGGTCTCAATTTACAAGGAGAACCAGCAGAAGGCGACCTTCAACGCTTCTTTGAGCGATATCATGCAATACTGGAATCAGCGGTTCAGCAAAATACGCTCGAATCTGCTGCTCTACGGCACTACTGGTACAGCTGTTCGTGGCGACGTGATTCAGGCGGCCTACCAGTCGAAGAAGCCTCAGTTTGGAAAGCCTTTCGCAAGCCAGCTCGTTCGCCAAGCGAATGGCGGGGCATCTCAGATGGACTTCGATCCGACGGATCCAAGTGTCGTTGCCTTCCGTACTCAGTTTTCGCAGGCTGGGCAGGTGAACTTTTGGCAGAGTGAGTATCAGACCAAGCTGGAGTTGGCCAACGCTGCTAAAGAAGCCATTGGTTTCGAATTCTACATGGACGTAACGGGGGACATCGTCTTCAAGCCGCCGTTCTACAACCTCGATATTTTGAGCAACAAGCCGGTCTCCTGGATACAGGATATCGATATCATCGATTGGGATCTATCAGAATCAGAAGCGGAAGTGGTCACGCAAGTGCAGCTTCAGGGTAACTTTGGAGGAGCCGTCGATTACGGAATGCCCGAAGAAACTGTCCCCTACACTTCGGTGACGGACTACCACCTCCTTCGGAAGTATGGCTGGCGTTCACACCCCTACAACTCCGAATTTCTGGCTGATCCGATGCAAATGTTCTACGTCGGATTGGATCTTCTTGACCGTTTGAATTGCAAACGTTTCCGAGCTTCAATCACGATCCCTCATCGTCCAGAGCTTCGGCTGGGATTCCCCGTTTACCTTGCTCCCAAGGATCAGATTTGGTACATCCAGGGGATCAGTCACAACGTATCCTTTGGTAGTCGCGCCACCACTACCCTAAGTTTGACAGCGAAACGCACGAAATTCGTGGCTCCTGTTGGAATCGGAAGCCTCAGCTTGACAGGGTATAAGGGTGGCAAGGGACAGAAGGCCAAAACCCTTCTTAAGGGTGAAGCGAGTCAGCTCACCACCAGGCAACTTGCTGCAGGCGGGCAATTTAAAGCAGATGTGGGTAGGGCGGCAGAGATCCCTCCGACCAATGCCCCTACGACACCAGGTGCCGACAATCCTTACGCCCCTCTCGAGTTACGCCACCCAAAGACGGGCCGCATAGTGGGGTATCCTAACGCGGTGTTGGCATACACACGCCCCTTTCAGACAACACCCGATAAGCTATCGGCCTTGGAAGGGCAGAAGAAAGCTTCTGACCCTCGTGTAGCCCAAAGGAGCGTAGCTGCTTTCAACAAAGCCGCCCCAAAATTGCTCCAGGATATCGACAATTATAGCCACACGGCTACCAAAGAGGACGAGCTTCGAGAGAAGCATTTGACCAACAGGTATTCCTACGGTTTGAACTCAGCCGGTGTGTATACCTATCTGCACGACAAGTCCCAAGTCATCAAGGAAATGCTGCTCCTACCCAGTGCGAATATTGACTTCGGCACTAAGACCCTTCGGTTCCAAGGGGCTACTGGCATGATTCGTCCAGTGTCGGATGAACGGGGCTTCGAGGTGATCGGACATCATCGCTATGGGCGAGGGGTCTATCTTCGGGATGGCTCTCTAGTCCTCAATGATCAAAGGGCTAATACACAGGCGGACGTAGGCATTCAGGTGGCGTTGTCGGGCGGCCTGTATGAGACGCTGCAGGCTCAATCCCAAGGGTTGACCACCATATCCACTAGGTACGCTAATCCAGTGGACGCTATCGCTCGTCTTAGCCCAGACGGCTCTGACCTCCAAACTGCTGGTACAATCAACCCGGAAACGAAAAAAGCGGAATTCAGCAACACCGACACCACGTTCTTGGATTCGGCTCCCTTGAATTCGCCTGAGCAGAAAGGTGCTGCAGTCAGCGTCGAAGCTTCCCAATTCTCTAGGGCTCTGACTTTGGCGGAGATGCAGGTGAAACAGGATACCGTCCCTAAGGACGACTGCAATTGTTTGATGGGCCGCTCCGACTTGGCCTTCATCAATATCGGGTATCAGGTCAAAGTGATCCGACCAACTAATGCGGACGAGACTGAGCTGAAGGGCATTACGGACGCCAACATCGCTATCAGCGATGCTTTGGAGCAAGGAGGCCCTGTCGCCACTGCTGCTATAGTGCCCAATAGGGACCAATTGATCACACGGGTTGAGACCTACATGTCCGACCTGTACAAGGCGCTCGACGCACCTCACCAACAGTATGAGAAGGAAATCAGAGGGGAACTGATACAGATTCCCACTCCTTCCCCCAACACTGTGCGGTTTGGCGGCCAGAACCCTAGCGATAGTCCGTTTGCTCCGCCTTTCTCCGCCCCTAACCGAGCGGCAGGGGGCGACCCAACCGCTCTCGCTCTACAAGCCAATACCGCAATCAATTCGATAACGAAGGCTTGGACTTCGTTCGGTAACGATTTGAAGTCGTCTGCTCAGAAGGCTGAGCTTCAGGGGAAGATCAACCAAGATACAGTCCTCATCACGTCCTTGAATCAAGAGAAGCAGGATTTGCAGAAAGCCCTATCTACCAACAGTCATCAAGTGGGCCCTGACGGAGACATCCCGA